AATGACACAATATGACCCTACATTATATAAAGAAATCATCCAATATTTAAAGGATGATAATTACTACAACCCTCTCTAAATTACATCATGGAAACTAACAACGAAACTCTCAGATTACAAGCACTAAGTGTTCTTGAAATTATCGAAGATGCAGTGGAAAATATATGTGATACAGAGGTAATATCAGGTGAGAAAGTATGGACAATGGTCTTAGGATTAGCAGAGGCAAAGTTAGAAGAATTCCCGATAGATTATGAGGAGGAAAATGATGTTTACTAAGCACGAATTAGAGACAATTCTTTATAGTTTAGAAGGTTATATTCAGGGCAATGATGATAACAAATTATGTGATGAATTAGTAGACATTTGTTATAAGATAGAAGGTGAATTAGCAGAGTAAGTATTAACTAAGAAACAAAGAGTTTTCCACAGATAGTAGGTCTAATCTGTGGAAAAGTGTTATAAATGGGGTTTAAAATGGTATAATAAATATAAGGTTGTGTTGTAAGTCTTTTCCACAATGTTGTTAAGAACTGAATGTAATCTGTGGAGAATATGTTAATTAGTAGAGATATTATGTGGATAAATGATAGTTTTTATAGTGATCTTAGCGAGCAGATTATAACACGAACGCCCGTAAATTACAAGACCCTCGTTAACATTTTGTCACCCCTAGTCTTTTGTGAGTTTATGTTAAGAATTCCCTATAAATAACACCACTATTATTGACAGTTTTCCACAGACAGTTTATAATAGATAGTAACACCCAAACTCCTCTAATCTGTCATGTCTTATTATCAATTAGCAGACACACAGAAAGTATATAAAATCACACTAAATCTGTCAGTTGATGATGACTTTATTCCAGAGAATATTAACTGGTCTAAGTTATTAGAATTAAATGATTATGAGCAGGTCGAAAGTGTTATCGAAGAAGGGTAAATTGGCAGTCTAAAGTATTACTTACAGTTCACACAGTTGTTGACAATTACTGTGAGATATTATATAATGTAAGTATAACATAGGCAGGCTAATCAGCAGTGCCTTAAGTAACAACGAACGCATGGCTAATATGTCATGGTGGGCTTATGCGTATTGGCAGTGATTATGCCCCTTATGTGTTAGCGGGCGTGGCGGGCGTGTTCAAAAAAAGCAAGAGACCCTAACCTACAGAGGTGACAAATCGAGAGAGAAATATCAATATAAAAAAAAATTCCCGTGGCCAAAAACCGCCTTATTACTTCTTTCATATATAAAAAAATTTACGAGGGCCAATGCAGGATGTAGACGACACAACATATCATATCTACTTGAAGGAGAGACCGATATATTATAATCTATCGCAGGAAGACTTTGAGGAGAAATGGCAACTATTAAATGTAATGATTAACCTTATTACGAGTAATTATAGTGAAGAGGATTTATCATATATTAAACTCGCCCCTAAGATTGGTGTTGGAGGGCCAGGGAAAGTTATAGAGGAACATTCCTATTGACATATACATAGATTTGAATTATAATAAATGAAGCGAGCTACACAGTATGGCTAAAGGATTTAAAGTAAAGACAGTTGCACCAAAATCTCAAGAACCAACATGGGATATTGATGCAATTAAAGCAAGAATGAAAGGTAAGGCAATTGTCTTCTGTTTACCAGGTAGAGGATGTTCTTATATCTTTTTAAAGAACTTTGTTCAACTATGCTTTGACATGGTTCAGAACGGAATGAGTATTCAGATCAGTCAGGATTACTCTTCTATGGTAAACTTTGCACGTTGTAAGGTATTAGGTGCAAATGTATTACGTGGCCCAAAACAAGTTCCTTGGGATGGGAAACTTACATATGACTATCAGTTGTGGATTGACTCAGACATAGTGTTCGATACTAACAAGTTCTGGCAGTTATGCGATCTAGCAATTGATAAAGACGGTAATGAAAAAGAGATTGCTGCTGGATGGTATGCAACAGAGGATGGGTCTACCACTTCTATTGCTCACTGGTTGGAAGAAGACGACTTCCGCAAGAACGGTGGTGTTATGAATCATGAAACCGTTGAGACTATGAGTAAGAGGAAGAAACCTTTCACTTGTGATTACACAGGTTTTGGTTGGGTATTAATTAAGAATGGTGTATTTGAGAAACTCGAATATCCTTGGTTTGCTCCTAAGATGCAAGTCTTTGAATCGGGTGAGGTTCAAGATATGTGTGGAGAAGACGTATCGTTCTGTTTAGATGCACAGGATAGTGGTTACGAAATCTGGGCGGACCCTCGAATTCGTGTAGGCCACGAAAAAACTCGTGTTATTTAAAATTAACAAACAACTCAAGACCGAAGAGTTATGGGATCTCGCTTCTGAGATCCTCACCGAACTCTCTCGGAGAGATAATGTCTCTTATCGGATAAAGGCAACACCCGAATCCGTTGAAAATAAATTGAAATCTTTACAATGATGAATCTTATAGCGGTTGTTGGATTAGGTGTCGTATTAGGCATCGTTCTAGCAGTCTACATATTAAATCTTTATAACCCACATGATTAGGAGGTATGAATGGCAACTAAAGCAACAGGTGGTTTGAGTGGTGGTGACTTCATAGAAGCGACCCCGAAAAAAACTCGTCAAGGAAGGGGCAAGCATACTAAATACGCAGCGTCTTCTCGTAATAAAGCACCTAAACGATACAGAGGTCAAGGCAGATAATTTAAATTAACATATATGGTGTCTAAATAGGTGCAAATGTGCCTTTAGACACCTTTTTTAATACCATCGCATAACGGAGGTCAAAATGGAATCAAAAATGCTACGTGAAATAGCACACGATAAGATTACACCGAAAAAAAGCGACAAGATGGAGAATGCTCAAGACTTTTATACTCGTTTATCTGATGAGGATGATGGCCTTGACTATGATATAGAGGCATATGAGGTGTTTACTGAATGGAAGTAAACAAACCTTAATAAATAACTTATATTGTCTGTATAATTGCTTAATGCCAGCACAGAGAGTCAGCAGAGGTTTTAAAGATGTAAGTATGTCATTTAAGTTTAACCCCTTAAGTGGCGATTTGATTACCTTAAGTAACGAAAATGCAATTGCACGTTCTGTACGTAATATTGTATTGACATCTCCTGGCGAAAAGATTTTTGATCCTGATTTTGGTTCTAATATAGGTGAAATACTGTTTGAAAACATTGATGAGATTACTGCTGTATCAATAAAGGAAGAAATTCAAAACTCCTTGGAGAACTATGAACCAAGAGTTGAACTTATTGATGTAGATGTCAGGCCAAACTATGATATGAATCAATTTGACGTTGTTATCAGTTATAGAATTGTAGGTATAGACGTTCCACCTACACAATTAGAATTTGCCTTGCTTCCATCACGATAAATGTCACTTTTAAACTTTACTAGTCTGGATTTCGACCAGATTAAAGACCAACTTAAACAATATTTGCAATCCAACTCGAATTTTACGGATTATGACTTCGAGGGGTCAAATTTGTCAACGATTTTAGACGTTTTAGCATATAATACTTACATAACTTCATATAATGCCAATATGATCTCTAATGAGGTCTTTATTGACAGTGCAACCCTTAGAGAAAACGTAGTTGCACTTGCTAGAAACATCGGATATATCCCAAGATCAAGAAAAGCATCAAGAGCATCAATAAATTTCTCTGTAGAACCAGGAATTACCCCTCCACCTACTACAATTACGTTAAAAAAGGGACCAGTTGTCTCTACAAACCAATTTGGCGGTCAATCTTACACTTTTGGCATCACAAAAGACGTTTCAAAACCTGTAATTGACGGAGTTGCCTATTTTTATGACGTAGATGTGTTTGAAGGCACTGTAATTGACCAATCTTTCCCATATTCTAGTGATAATATCAATCAAAGGTTCATTTTATCGAATGCAGGGATCGATTTAAGCACTTTAGAGGTGTATATACGACCATCTGCGACTTCTTCACTACTTTCAAGTTATACAAGGCAAGATAGTCTCTTTGATGCGACTACAGGTAGTTCTATTACTGGAAAATCGCTCATTTATTACATTCAAGAGATTGAAGATGAGCAATATGAGATCATTTTTGGTGACGGAATCTTCGGAAAAGCACTTGAAAACGGAAATATTGTCGAAGTTTCCTATATGATAAGCAGTGGGCCTGATGCAAATGGTGTCAGTAACATGTCTTTTAGTGGAAAATGCACATATAACCGAAATGCAGTCGAAAACACTGTTACAAGTGGTATTTCACTAGTTACGGCTGACATTCCATCGAGTGGTGGAGAGGTAATTGAGGGTGTAGATAGTGTTAAGAAGTATGCTCCACAGATTTATGGCACTCAAAATCGTGCTTTAACGGCAAATGACTATGAAATTTTGATTCCAAACAAGATTTATCCCGAAACTGAGTCAATTTCTGTCTATGGAGGTGAAGAATTAGTTCCTCCACAGTATGGAAAGGTGTTTATTAGCATAAAACCACGAACTGGAGACTTTGTTCCGAATGCAATTAAGGAAAATATCAAAAGAGACCTCCGAAAATACTCTGTAGCAGGTATTGTTCCTGAAATTTTAGACCTAAAATACCTATTTTTGGAAACAGACAGCAAAATTTACTACAATACCAGTTTGGCTCCAAATGCTATACTTGTTTCAACTACAGTTTTGAACAATATTAACAAATTAGCAGCATCTGCAGAGCTAAATAAGTATGGTGCAAGGTTCAAATACAGTAAATTCTTGAAAGTTATTGATCAAAGTCACGAATCTATTACTTCTAACATCACAACTGTTGAAATGAGACGAGATTTGAGACTTGCAACTGATCAATTTGCTGAATATGCTATTGATTTTGGTAACGAATTTCATATTTCTGACATGGAAGGGTATAATTTAAGGTCTACTGCATTCAGAGTATTGGATATTGTGAATGAAGTTTACCTTTTTGATATACCTAATACTGATAAAAAGACTGGAAGATTGGGTTTATTCTCATTAGACTCACCTGGATCTACTACTCCTATCATTGAAAGGCAAAATGTAGGTCTTGTGAACTATGAGAAAGGTAGGATTACTTTAAACCCGATAAATATTACGTCAGGAAAAGAGAAAGATAAGCAACAAATTATGGAAATCTCTGTCGTTCCTGAATCAAATGACGTAATTGGATTACAGGATCTTTATTTACAACTAGATACTAGTAACGTAGAGACTGTTGT